GCTACCACGTTCATCACGACAATAGGGCTAATCATTGTAGCATGGATTCAGCTTAAGAAATGAGATCTGGGTTGACGGCCAAGCGCAATCTGTTCGTATCTCGTTAAGATCGGGCTGTACTCTGGAAATCGCCAACCAGGTTTAAGACATGAGTTTTCCGATTCCAACTAACCAAAGTACGTCCGCCATTTGCGGCCAGTTCGCGGACCCAACAAATCCCGATCAAGGCCAGACGTTTCCTTTGCCGGTTAAACTTACCTGCGAACGACCAGATGCACCAATAATCGAGTGCTCAGACGATCAGTACGTGACGGAGTACAACCCGAGCACAGGCGGATTCACCGTAAGTTCTAGGCTTTTTGATGAAGACTGCGGAGTGATTACCGATCAAAGCGGCCAACCTATCACAACTATCATTACCTAACGTGCCGCAATTCGCCTCATACCCCCAGGTAACGATTATCGCGCCGACCGATACGTTTCTCATCAGCCAGCCAGTTGGTGGCGTAAAGCAGATTGAATTTCAAGATGTCGAGGCAAGCCTTTCGCTTACAGTTATTCCTGGCGTGGTTCCAATTGCTAAGGGAGGAACAGGATCAAGCCTGACTAGTCCCGGCCAAGACTCGATTGTTTTTTGGGATAATAGCGCGGCAGCAATCAAGTTTCTTTCCATTGGAGATGGGCTTCAAATCGTAGGCACAACGCTATCGGCCACGAGTTCGGGGGGGGGAGGCGGCGGGGGTGCCCCAGTTGGGGCAACGTACATCACTCAGCTTCCCAATGCTGAACTTACAAATGAATTCGCGCTCTCAGCTTTGGCTACTGGATTGCTTAAGAACACAACCGCTACTGGAGTTTTGTCGATTGCTACTGCAGGAAGCGATTATGCGATAGGTTCAGGATCGGGAACGGATAACGCTATCGTTAGGCTAAATGGGACATCTGGAGGAGTGTTCCAAGACAGCAATGTTACACTTGCGGATAATGGAACTTCGTTCGTGTTCTCTGGAGCAAGCGGACTCACAAGCAGTGGTTCCAACCAAAACGTGACACTAACACCTTCTGGAACCGGCTTTGTTTCGGTAACTACTGGAGTAAAAACTGGAGCTCCTTCTGGTGCTGCTGGCCTTTGGCGTATGGGTAAAGTAACTGCAGGTGCAGTGACGCTAGATGCCACATCATATGTGGAAGTACTTATCGACGGAGCTGTGATTAAGTTGTTGAAAGCTAGCTAATTATTATGCCACAATTTGGATCCTATCCCATTAGGACATCAATCGATCCAGCCGATACAATCCTGTTTTGGCGAGATGCTGATGGCACCGTAAACCAGATCACGCTGGCCGACCTAATTACGTCGATTCAGAGCAACACGGACGGCGCTCAAACGGTAACCTATGTAAACGCCGATACGACACTTACTCCAGCACTGGGCTATGTCGTGGCAAACACGGGAGCAAATATCACGCTTACTCTTCCTTTAGCTGCCGCGAGTTCGGGCATAACTTTCGGCGTACTAAACAAGGGCGTAGGGCACGTAACTGTAGAACCATCTGGATTAGACACAATCGCTGGCCAAGCAAGTATTACTCTAGGGCAATACGAAAGCGCCCGCATGACCAGTGACGGCAGCTCACTCTTCTCTCAATAATTTTATGGCTAAGAAAGAATCTCCAATGACTTCGCTAGAGATGCCGGGATTCGGTGTCGCTATTATGGGTAAAGATCGCGGCCCAGAATATCCGTGCCTACGCATTCGTTCCAAGGAAGAGATTGAGCTACCCGAGGGAGACTTCTTCTTTCTAGCGATCGGTCACGTTAAGCGCAAAGAGGAGATAGAAGAGGATGATTCCACAATGTGCTACTGCTACGAAGTGGACGTTCACGCGATTCAGCCGATTGAAGAAATCGCAGATGAGAAGGTAATCGAGAAACCGGGTGGTAAACTTGAGGATGACTTTGACGCTGCCGCAGACAAGATGATCAATCTTAAGGAAGAGGACAAAGAAGAACCGGATGACGATGAGGACGACGAGGACGACGAGGAGTACTGACTATGTTCGTAGAAGACATCTATTCGTCAGCTCAAGACGCCCTTGGTAAATGTGACCAAACGGCGGTATTTAGCGCACTTACCTATGCGGTTAAAGTAATCGCGGACCAGAGCCTACTTGACCCAAGCCTAGGCCAGTTAGACCTCTGTGTTTGCGATGGCACCGTCACGCTTCCTGAAGATGTTGGGACTGTCCTTGAGGTTAACTCCTCGGGCCAGCCAACGCTTATCCGCAACCAGTTTTTCCAGTACCACCCAGACGGGCCTGGATCTCAAGCATGTACGCCCTGCCAATATGCTGATGAACTTGGTTCGGTCGTAACCTATCGAGATCCTTCTGGACCTGTTAAGTTAATCGCCGAGGTTGAAAGCGCGGCTGACAACGGAAAGATGCTTAGGGTCTATGCCACGTCTAACGGGAAGCCGATCTACACTGCTGGAAAAACCGGCGCTCTAGAGGAAGGCTTTCTTGTTCCTACGATCTTCGGTTATTCGCAGCCAAATCCCCTGGTGGGAACCATCGACAACATTTACCGGATAAGAAAAGATCTTACCAATGGATTCGTGAAGCTCATAGCAATCAACTCGGACGGTACGCCCCATACCTCGATTGGTTACTATGGGCCTAACGAAACTGTTCCGAATTATCGCAGGCTGAGGGTCGAAGCCCAAAACTGGGTCCGGATCAAGTACAAGAAGCGCGACCTAAAGGTACGCTCTCTCAAGGATTGGATCAACATTGACAATGAAGAGGCGCTATTGCTCGCAATCAAGGCCGTTAAGTTCAGGAAGGATAACCAATTTGAACAAGGCCGAGCAGCAGAAGGCGAAGCGATTCGTTTGATCAACAATCAGGCTCAGTCGGAGACTCCAGGTGGAATTAAGCCTCCTCAAATTTTGTATAACGACTGGCCTGTGGAGTGTGGAAACGACAGGCTCATATATTGAGTAAATGGCCGACCAACAATTACTTGTTGATGGTAGCGACTACCTAAGCTTGGGCGCAAATTCTTACGTATCTCCAACTAAGATTTCGGACAACTGTTTTGTTAGCGGAATGAACGTTACGGTGCGCGGTGGAATCGTCCAAACCCGTCCCGGCACCAAAACGCTGTTCACTCTTCCACGCGGAAACTTTCAAGGGTTAACTTTCTACAAGCCCGCATCAGGCGTAGGCCATCTAGTTTTTGTGGTTTCTGGGGATGTCTACACCTCGGCGTATCCGTTCGAGACTTACTCGCTTCTCAAGGGCGTAAAGTTTAGCCTAACGGCAAAGTTCATTGCGTGGGAGACCTGCCTGAAAACGACTAGCTATGATGCGGCCGGTGTCCTTATTTTTGAGGACAACCCTTACTCTGTCCTTCTAATGCAGGATGGGCTTACCCGCGCAGCCTATTGGGACGGAACGGTAGCCCGGCACCTTAATCCAACCAAGAGCACACTGTTAGACTCTGATGGAAACCTGGTAACTCAGATCGGCCTAGACGAAACACCGATGGGGCTTTGGATGAAGTGGAGCAATAATCGGCTTTGGGTAAGTCGCGGCAACCAGATCTTCGCTTCAGACATAGGAAACCCACTAAAGTTTACCGAGACCCAGTATCTGAATGAAGGCCGTGCCTTCTATCTTCCGGATGAATGCACGGGGATTGTGGAGATTGAGGACAGTAACGGAATACCTCAGGGAATAGTTTGCTTCACAGAGCGGACGGGCACACTGCTTCTCTCATCAATCCAGGATAGAACTCAGTGGCTAGCTACGCAGCACTTCCAGGTTACGATCTTACCCGAAGTTGGATGCGTTTCGGCGCGGTCCATCGTTAAACAGTACGGGCTAGTCTGGTGGATGAGCGCCAAGGGAATGATAAGCATGAACAGCGCCACGCAGAGTAACGTGAGCTCTCGAATCGATATCCAGGATAACCAGATGTTTGACTCAAAGTATAACCTTTCCTATGATCTAAGCGGGGTCTGTGGATGCTTCATCGAAAACTACTTGGTGGAATCCGTACCGAACGGAGACAAATACAATAGGCACACATGGGTTTTAGATCAGGCTCCGTTTGAAGGAAACCAGAATGCCTGGTGTGGATACTGGGCTGGCTGGAGGCCGATTGAGTGGGCGCGTGGCATCATCGGATCAGAAGAGCGTGTTTTCTTTGGATCAGTTGACTATGATAACAATCTCAGGGTTTGGGAGGCGTTCCTATCGGATAAGACCGACAATGGCGTGGCAATCACGTCCTTTGTTCAGACTAAGCAACACCTATTTCAGAATCGGGACTACAAGACTTTCAACTATGCCGAGATCGAAGCTAAAGAGATTGTAGGCGAAACATCGTTCATGGTTGCTGTGGGCGGAAGTAAGGGTGCCTTTCAGCCGGTCATGACCAAGGAAGTCGTTGCGACGAAGGGCCAGGTTTATTCTGGAGTAAAATACGGTATGTCTGGCAATAAGTTCGCGAGCAGCAGAAGCCAGATGAGGATCATGAAAACCCAGACGCCAGAGCAGCCTTCGCTCTGCAACGAGGACTGCATTGAGTCCGAGTTCAAAGGAATGGTCGATAAGTCGTTTGGACTACTTATCGTTTGGTCTGGTATTGCGGGGCTATCGGCCTACCGAATGTTTTCCTATGGCTTCACTACGCCATACCAAGGCACCTGCGAGGACAATGAGGTTCAGCCTAATTTGCTTACGCCAGATGGATGTGGATCAAAGAGCTTTTTCGACACGGATAAGCCCATTCCAGAATACACAGCTACCTCTACGTTTTCTCAAGTTAGCACGGTTACCGGCCAGCAGGTTTCGTACACGGCCACGCGCAAATCTTGGACTAGCCAAGAGGACGCGATCCGTAACGCTGAAATCGCGGCACGCAATTACGTTTACCAGGAGATCGGACTCTTTTGAAATCGAGTAGCAGCACATCTTTCAAAAAGCTTTCTCCCTATGCGCCAAGGGTAGTAT